CGACGACAATGGTGACGACAACGGCGACGACAACGGTGACGACAACGGCGACGACAACGGTGACGACAACGGCGACGACAACGGTGACGACAACGGCGACGACAACGGCGACGACAACGGCGACGACAACGGCGACGACGGCATCCACTAAAACCAAAGAAGCCCACGTAAGGCCGCATATTACAGGGCGAAGATCCATAAACGATAAGACCGAAGGCTTGGATGCGGCCGTCCAAGCCTTTTTCAATTAACAAGGAAACACAAAATGCTGATATCCACACAATACAGGCTCAACCCGGGGCAATACATCCAGGAGGTGACACAGAAAAAACAAATCGTCATCCACCATACCGTCAGCGGCGACAGCGCAGCCGGAGACGTGTGCTGGTGGAACTCCACACCCGAGAGAGTCGGAGCGGCATACATCATAGAACGCAACGGCATGGTCCACGAGCTGTTCAGCAGCGACCACTGGGCCTACCACCTCGGACTCGCACAGAAACACTTCCAAGCGGCACACGCCACCTACAAAAACCTTGACATGTCCAGCGTCGCCATAGAGCTCGACAGCTGGGGACCGGTAGAAGCCGAGGCAAGCACCGGCAAGTTCTACCCCAAAGGCAAAATCAGACAGACGGCGCCCGTCAGATATATCTACGAATACTGCTACAACGAACGCTGGAAAGGCTGCACACTATGGGAAGCCTACACCACACAACAACTGCAGTCACTTAAAGAACTACTGCAATACTTGTGCACAAAACACAACATACCAAAGACTTACAACAAGGAAATGTGGACCGTGTCAAAGAAAGCGCTGGACGGGACACCTGGTATATGGTCCCACTGCTCGTTCCGCAGCGACAAATCAGACTGCCACCCGCAGCCGGAACTCATCAAAACCCTCATGACGCTATGACAGAGAATGAAAAAAACAAAATCAGAGAATGGCTCCTCTCGGACATGAACCGGGAAAAGGGCCTTGCCATCTTCTGCCAGATATGCAGGGGCAAGCCCATCGCACGGGGAGCGCACCTCTTTGACAGAAAAAAACTGGAATACCAGATGAAGCTGCTCTACGGCATCGACCCCGTAAAGCTCTTCAACCAGAAATGCAGCAACCAACAACTTATCAATGAGCACGAGGAAAACAAGAAAACTGCTGGCCAAGTACCTGCCGCCGAAAGACAAATGGGAGCGGCTCAGAATAGACCTGCTGAAAGAAGACCTGCGCCTGCAGAAAAAACTGCGGTGGGTGAGAAGGTTCCCGCTGACCAGCATATTATACTACAAGCTAAAACGGCGATTGCGGATTTAAGTGTCGAGATCGCCAAACTACACAACGACCTGTGGGACACCGGCGTGGAAAACGACAAAAAGACCGTGGCCAAACGCCGCAGAATCCTCGACAAACGCCTGGCTCTCATCCGCCGCAAGGAGGAAATCTACCAGCTAAAGGAAAAATACTTCCAAACAGGGGAAATCAGCCCGATGCTGACGGAACTGCTGACAGAGGACAACGACACAGGCTCAAGCCCAAAGCAGCCGGAGAAAATGACGGACATGGAACTGGTCAAGGAACTGAAAAACGCCAAAACCAACCACCGCAAAAACCTGAACATGCTCCAATACCAGTCACCCAACAAACAGGACAGCCCCAACCCCATGCCGGAAGGCCTGAGACGCAAGGAGACGACAAAAAGAGCCCAGTTCTACGCCTCAAGAGCGGCGGCCATTGAAAAGGAAATCAACAAAAGAACCAAAAACAACAAATAGCCATGGCAACACTATTATCAGCATCGGAAATCCTCAGCAACATCAACACGCTGGTCTCAATCATCATCCTGCTGGTGGGCACCAACGTCTTCGGCTTCGTAATGTGGTGGGCAGAACGGCACAAACGCAAAAACGAGAACGCCAAGTCCAGAACAGAGACCATCGAAATCCTCGTCCAAAAAAACGAAAGCCTCAGCCTCAAGGTCATGGACCTGAATGACAAAATCATGGAGATAACCAGCAACATGAAGCAAATCGTGTGCGAGAAGGAAAGGCTGGAAAAGGAAATCGAAATCAACAAGACGGCACTGGCAAAGTTCGAAAAGGAAAACATAGAACTCAGAAAGACACTCGACACCATCATTAACCAAAAGAAATAGCACATGGCACTGGATATTGTCATCCCACAGCAGAGAACAAAGGCCGCACCGGTAGAGAACTACCGCTACGACCCTTTGTTCCCTTCCCACTGCCCGCTATGGGGAGAGCCGTGGGACATCCTGTCAAAGCACATCGGCAGGATAGAGATGGGTGGATGCTACAACTTCTGGACATTCGGAAGGTTCGCCATGGTGGATGTCATCAACCACATCCTGCGACAAACCGGCCCGGCCCACGTAATGGCCACAACCTGGTCGCTGAACGCAGACTCGGTCACCACGCTGCTCAACCGACGCAAAGACGGCCTGCTGCTCAGCTTCAAGATGTGGATCGACCCAAGGGTCCACCGTGCCGCACCGGAACCGCTGCAGCTCCTGCAGGCGAACTTCCCGGTAGTCATCGCCCCGGTACACGCCAAGCTGGCGCTCATAGAGAACAAGGAGTGGAAGGTCGATGTCATGGGCTCCATCAACTTCACCTCCAACCCGCAGCCGGAAAGGGGCATAATCCAGTGCATAGAAAGCATATACAACACAGACAAAAAGATCATAGAGGATGAATTCAGAAAAGGCGACAGACTCAAACTCTCAGAATGCGAGCGATAAACAGCCGGTGACCGAAGAGGATTATGTCAGGGAACTCGGAAGGCTGGGCTTCGGCATCGAGGACGTGGCAACCTATCTCGAAGTGCCCGTACAGTCCATCGCAGGGGAGTGGAAGGAGAAAAAGGGCAAATGGTTCCAGCAGTGGAACACCGGGAGGCTCCAAGGCCTGGTGTCCATACGCAAGACAGTGATGGACTCAGCCCTTAACGCCTCCACGCCCATGATATCACGCATGCTGGAGGAATACGATAAAAGCGAACGAGCCAATCAAGAAATCTGGGAGGAAGACTAATGAAACCCGCACTGGCAAAAATACAGGAAGAGAATTTCCAAGCCATAGCCCTGCACTACAGCGGGGCAGGCAACACCGCACTGTCAGAGGCGCAGAAGGCCATCCTCGACCGCTGGCGCACAGCACACGCCCTGCTCCACAAATACCCGCGCAAGCAGGTGTGCATCAACATGCTAAGGGCAAGGTACGAGGGCCTGTCAGCGGAGCAGGCAAGGCTGGATGTCGAGGCGGCGGCAAGGCTGTGGAACATGTACAACAAAATAGACCGGGAGTTCCTGGAGCAGTGGTTCATAGACCGCCTGCTCAAAGAGCTCTCGGACAAGACATGCCCGCCGGCAGCCATCGCCCAGAACCTCAAAACCCTCAAGGATTACATCGTATCGGCACCGCCAACCACCGTTGACCCGAGGCTGGTGGAACAGAACAACGTGTCCATCACGTTCAACATTGCCGGAAACAACATATCATTCAAGGAGGCCGAACTGGAGAAGATGAGCGAGAAGACCCGCCAGAAACTGCTGGGGGCAATCCCGCACGAGATAGGGGAGGAGCAGGCCGCTGAAATACTCAACTCCTAATGCAACTCAACATACAGGTTAACAGGGCGCAGCTCACCGACACGCTGCTCATGCCGCGCAACGTCATCCATGTTGACGGACGCGCCACGGGCAAGTCGTGGATGCACGGCAAGCACATAGACAGCTGCGTCAGGAAGATGCCAAGGTCGGTTTGCGGCATGGTCTTCAAGACCTACGGCATGGGATACACCGGCACCTTCCAGTCCATGCTGGCGGCACTCGAGAAGTTCGGCTACGTCAGGGACGGCAATTACGTCGTCAACAAGAAACCCCCAGCGGGGTTCCTCACCAGCTACAGCCCCGTGGAGAAATACGAGAACACCATTTCGTTCGCCAACGGCACGAAGTTCGTCATGTTCTCACAGGCCGAGAAAGGCTCCATGCGTGGAGCAAACTGCGACTCGCTCATGGCCGACGAGATCATCAACCTTGACGAAGAGCAGCTCAAAAAAGAATCCATCCCCACCAACCGAGGCAACCTGGAGCATTTCGGCAAAGGGGCACACCACTATAGCCACCTGCACCACGGCCTTTTCTTCACAACCTCCATGCCCTACACCAAAAACGGGCGATGGATACTCAAATACGGCGACTACTACGAGAAGGAATACGGCATACGCCTGTTCGACATCTGGAACAAGGTAGTGTCCATGCAGCTGCAGCTGCTCGACTGCGAGAACGCCAAGGAGTTCGCACAGTGCTGGAACGAGATAGAGAGCCTCAGGAGCCAAATAGTGCCAAGGGTCAGCTCCGACGGCACCCTGTTTGTCATGTCCAACGCCTTCGACAACATCGGCAACGTGGGGCTCAAGTACATCCGTGACATGCGCAAGAGCCTCACCGACGTTGAGTTCCTGACAGAAGGCATGAACTACTACATCAACAAGGTCGAGGGCTGCTTCTACTCCATCAACACCGAAAAACAGGTGTACTACAACGCCCTCGACGACTCGGAGGTCATGCTAAGGGCAGGGGCCGACGGGTTCAGCGGCACGGCAACCTGGTATGACGACCCGGCACTGCAGAGGGACTATGACCCAGAGGCACCGCTGGAGATCGCCCCGGACTGGGGAGCGCAGATATCACTGTTCGTGATGTGCCAGACCCGCCACCACGACATCATGTTCACCCGGCAAGGGGCAATCCCCATCCTCGAAAAAGGGGCAAGGGACTACGTCTTCCAGATAGACGAGTTCTTCTGCAAGCCCAACGGCACCAAAAACGCCCTCATCAACGAGCTGTGCGACAAAATCTGCACACGCTACAAAAACCACCGCAACAAGGTCATCTACTACTACCGGGACCGCTACGGCGACACCCGCAACCCCAACGTCGTGGACTCCCGCTCCTATAACGAGCAGGCCGTGGCGCGGCTCAAGAACAACGGCTGGAAGGTCATCACAAAGGTCCATAAGGGCAACGAGCCCAACATGAGCAAGAAATACCTTCTCTGGGCCAACATCCTCGAGGAGAAGGAGAATTATCCCATCCGCTTCCGAATCAACGGCCAGCGGTGCAAATACACGCTCATTTCCATGAACAACGCACAAGTGATACAGGTGGGCAACAAGTTCGAGAAGGACAAATCCAGCGAGAAAAGCAAGTCCGGAGTGCTACCGGAAGAGGCCACACACTTCTCCGACGCTATCGACAAACTCATATACACCAAGTACGAGGACGGCTACAAGGCGGAAAAAAGCTCGCACCTGCCGTCAAACGTGTGACAAACGCTCCGGCTGACAAACATGCCGGCATAATCCCTTCAGCACCAGGCCGCCAGGCCGCAGGACACAGGCAGTCTCAATATGAGGCCGCCTGTAATCCTTTTAAACACACACAGACACAAAGTAACACAGGATAGCAGGCAACGCAAGAGAAAAAGCGAGGCACAATGCGAAGCATTAGCCGTTGCGCAGCCCCCAGCCCCACAGGCACGGTGGACGGCCTGCGCAACGGTGGACGGGCCCCGCTGGCGGGGCCACGGCCAGCGGCGGGGCGGCTGGCTGGTTATCGGCTGGCTGGTTGTCACAGCCATCAGGGCACAAAAAAACGGGGCACGCCTGACGGCGTACCCCGTTGAAATGGTATAAATTTGTTTAGTCCCCTTTGATTTTTTTGATTAAATTCTTTGCGCCGAAAATGATAATCAGCAGGCATACAGAAGTATAAAGAAAATCCATGTTATTATTTTTTTAGGTTAAATATTCAAGATAGCTATTATTTTCGTAATCGGCAAGCGGCACGGCTTCAAGGTAATTGTCTTCTAACGGGTGCCAAATATCCCACTCATCAATATAGTGCCAGCACTGAAATTCATCCCCCTGAAAAACATTAGCCCCCGTAATAGTGTCAACCACGCAAAACGGCTCTCTTTTATTCCAGTCAGCCAGCGGGATTGCCTCATAGGGGCAGGGTTTCAAAGGATTCAAGATTTGCCAATCGTCAATGTGTCCCCAACACTCAAACTCTGTACCCTCAAATATTTTTTGATTTGTCAACGTGTTCACGACGCAAAACAACTCACGGCGTTCAATCTGTTGCGGCCTGCCTCCAAGGATTAACCGTATTTCGCAAAAGTTATATAAAGGATTCTTTTGCAGGTACTTCACAACCTCCGAAAAAATACCCGTACTAAATACGGGTATTTCCAAATCAGGGATAACAAGTTTAAAAGATACTTTCATCACGGCGGCGCAATTTTAAAGGTTTTCAACTTTTACGCCTTCACAATCTGATTTTCTGAACTTCTGCACAACTTCCCAAAAGCCCTTTTCATTCTTTTTGCCCCAATATAAAAGGGGTTCGGCGTTCGGGCGGGGTCTCAATCCTAATGAAATCAACTCATTATAATAGAAGTAATCACCCAATTTAACGCCCTTCATTTCGTAATAGTTGCGCAATTTATCATTTGTGCTGCCAGGGATGGCGACCAGGCGGCGGGCCTCACGGGTTAACTGGTTGAGTTTCGCCCAGAGTCGGCGCTGCACCGCTTTCCTTTTCTCCATCTGTTCGGGGTTCTTCAGGTCGGCCAGTTGTTCGCACGCCGTATTTTCACAAAATACGTTTTCGCTGGTTGTCTCGGTAACGGTTTCAGTTACATTCATTTTCTTTGCTTCCTTTACTGCTTTTGCAGTGTTTTCAGTTTTTTTCTTCATGATTTTTTAATTTTTTGGTTGTAAAAAAGTGTTATTTATCATAGAAAAAACAAGCAAATTTTGCAACTTGTTTTCAATATGTCAAAGAGCGGGCCGCAATCGTGTGTAGTTGATTGCATTACAAAGATACAAAAAATATATTACATAGCAAAAAAAAATCACATTATTTTGAATTTTATTGCACTGATATTCAATAAGATACAATTATTTTGAATAAAATATTCAAAATCGGCTTTTTTGCCGTTCATTTTTCGGAATTTTTTCGCTATTTTTGCAACGGTTGTAAAAAGTGTGTAATTATTTCAGTTACAACATTTTTTTTGCAGCCCCGCCCCAATCGGCGGGGCTTTTTTTTTGTTCCGATCCGAACAACGCCCCGAACGGATCGCCAGCCGCCCGACCCGACCAGCGGCAGCACCCCGCCCGACCTGATGGCGGCCAGCCCGACCAGCCCCGCCGCCTGGCCAGCGGCAGCACCCCGCCCCGCCTGGCGGGTCAAGCGTCATATTTCCGCAATTTTGCGCCCACGCTCCCGCCCGCCAGGGTAGGGCGTGAGGCGGGCGGGTTAACACCTGACAGCGGCAAAAACTGAAAGTTTTTGCCGCTTGTATCTTGTTTTGAATCAGTTAAATACGCAGAAATTACGATTGGCGAAAATACCCGTTTTTCCTCCCAAATTATCGCCGTTTTTGCGCTCTTTCTTCAATATTTTTTATAAGTCGTTGTAAATCAGTAAAATAAAATTCAATTTTATTTTGCGGTTCAATATAATTTTTGTATATTTGTGTATTGAAAAACGCCGACGACATCACGGCGGACGAGGAACGAGGCAGTTTTTTGTTTCCTGATTTTTTCCACGAGGTATAATTTTTTTTGGTTATCCCGGCAACATCGCCGGGGCTAGGTTGCATTTTTTGCAACAACCAGTTCTTTGACATATTGAAAATGAAACGGCGTTAATACCCTTCAACCTGTCAGCCTTCCCCCGTTAACTCGGACCCTGATTTTTATGGCGCGCGCTGCCGCGGGCATAACACTCAAAAGTTCAAAAGAAATTAACAAGAAATCAAAACAATTAACAAACATAATCACAAATCAACAAAATATTAACACTTAAAATCATCAAATTATGGAAAATTTAGCATTAGCAAACTACGAACTCCTGGACTTCGAGAAAGCGAAAGTCCAGACACTGACAATCGGACAGCTCGAAAGAACCTACCGTGAGAACGACGTGTACGGAAAGCCCCTGAAAGGCATTTACCACTACGACCTGATACACCAGGTGCAGCATATAGCAAACATGCACGGTCTGGACGCACAAATCAACGAGATATTCGCAGCACAGAACAAGGACCGCAACGAACCGGGTGTGGTGATACTCCCGCAAATCGAAGCCGTACACGGCAAAAACGCTGTTGAGGCGCACGTGCTCAGAAGAGTGTACTGCAACATCAACCTCAAAGGCCTTGAGGATGAGACCTACACGGCAAACCTGGCAATAGCGTTCACCCAACAGGGTATCGAAATCGCCTTCGGAAACATGGTCCGTGTGTGCCACAACCAATGCATCATGTTCAAGGAGAAATACGTGAAAAATTTCGGATACGGCAAAATGTCAATACAGGGAATGTTCGACAAAGTCAAGGAATGGATGAGAGAGGCGAACCAGCACATCATGGAGGAGAGACGGCGCATCGAACAAATGAAACAAATCATCCTCAAGCCTGAACAGGTCCTGCAGATCATCGGCAACCTGACAGCGATAAGAGTGGCACACGACAGTTCCAACAAAGACATCCGGAACTCAGACACATACCCGCTGAACCAAACGCAAATCAGCCAATTCACTGAAATGCTGCTTATCAGACAGTTCGAAGTGCACCAAATCACACTGTGGGACATCTATAATACAGCAACCGAGCTGTACAAAGCCGACAAAATGGAAATCCCGAACATGCTAAGCCAAAACATGGCAATGGCAGAACTGACACAACAATACATCAACAATATCCACTAAACCTTCAAAAGTTGCGCACGACACGAACCAAGTGCTTTACAAAATGGAAAATCTCAAAGAAATTAACAATCCGGAAAGTTTCACAGAAAAAACAAAACCCGTTAGCCTGGTTATCGACAAAAACGGCAAGAAATGGATCAGAATCCGCACGCTTGACATGGATGTGCTTATCGACATTAAAAACTACAAAGAAGGAGAAGAGGATAGATTCACATGGTATGAGCTGAAAGAAAGGGAAGAAAAGGGTGTGGTCAGAATGCCGTCAAGAAAACAATGGAAACTCATCAACCTGTACAGGGAGGAAATCAACGAACTGGCCAAAAAAGAAAACGGTGACCCAATCGAAGGAGCTTACTGGACCAACGAAGAAGTTGCGCAGTCCTACGGCGACAGCAGCTGGTTATACGGCGGCTACCATGGCTGCCTCCACACCAACGGCAAGTGCAACAGCTATCAGGGCCGCTCTCTCGTTTATCCAAATGAACTTCAAAATTAAAAACACCCGTGTCCGCCTTCTTTAAAACAAGGCGGACACGATTTAAAAAAAACATAAAAACCAAAAGACATGGAAAATAAATACCTACAAAGAGAAATCAAGTTCAGTGTGAAAAAGAAAGAAGATGAAATATACGTCATAAAATCAATGGAAGACGCATATGAGTACATCGAAAGGCTCTACGGCCCGGAGATAGACGTATATGAAACGGCGTACATCATCCTGCTCAAGCGTGACAACTCGGTAATCGGATGGTACAAGATAAGCCATGGCGGGGTGTCGCAAACCGTCATCGACGCAAAAATCATCGCCAAGGTTGCCATAGACACACTCGCGTCAGCGGTGATCATAGCACACAATCACCCGTCAGGCGAAACAATTCCAAGCATACAGGACGATAATATGACAGAAAACCTGAAAAAATGCCTGAAATTGTTCGAAATAGAACTGCTGGACTCCATCATTATCGGCGACGGGAAATTTTACAGCTACAAACTCGAAGGAAGATTATAAAAAAGGAGGGCAAAATGAAAACATTGAGACTTAAAAAAGTCGGAAAACACTACATGGAAGGAAACCTGTATCAAGACGAAAAAGGAAACTACTATGTTGACGCACATAACAAAGTAAAAGACGATGGCATATCGGCAGTGTACATACTCTGCCCAAGCGATGACCCGGACGGAGAGCCGGAAAAGTTGATAGAATGCCACATCACAATAACGAATCCATTGACGAGCCGGGAAAAAGAAGAGGAAAAATACAAGTTTCAATATATGTTACTCGACAGAATGAGAATGGATTGCGAATACTACCAGACAGCAGAAAACCTCTGCAACGGACAGGGCACGACGATAGAGAAATTCTTCGGGCATATGAAGAAAACATGGTGCGAAATCCCGGAAGACTTAAAACCCGAATGGCTTACAATGGAACAAATAAATGAATATGAGGAAAAATTCAAGAAAGGAGAAACAAATGAATAAAATAGACATGTTGGCAGATCTTCTGCGAAACTACGAACTGGCCAAACTCGGAAGAGAGTTAAACGAACAAAGAATCAATGACGCATCAAACAAGGTGCTGAAAGAAAACGTGTTTATAGCTGGTAGGGATTGTGAAAGATGCGGAATGAAGAAAGGCGACAGGATTACGGACGAAGAAATGACATTTCTAATGGAGAAGAAACAGTGGGACAAATACATAAAACTACATATAAAAGAATGTGAAAAGCGAGGATTGACAGACAAAGACGGGAAAATCAAAGGCAATTGGACGGAAATGGTCGCAAAAACAAGAAAAATGGCGGTGGATTACATATTAAGAGAGCTCGTACCGGACGATTTGAAGGAAAAACTATCAGAAGTACGAAACAATGTAATCATGGAGAAAAAATTGATAGAGATTTACGCAAAACAATTCAAAAAATAAAAAAAAAGAAAGGAGTAACAATATGAGTACAAGAGCAAACATCAGAATCAACGACAAAGACGGAAACAGAATCATGCTGTATCACCACAACGACGGCGGGCCGGATTGGCTCGGAAGAAGACTCGAAATGATCTGCAGGTCGGGGATATTCAGACACATGAACGCAAACGCCATCGCAACATATCTCATCAAAGGCAACTTCAAGAATGCGGAAGAAAGACTCAGGAAGAATGAGATAGAAACGGAAATACTGGAAGAGAAGCCTTACGGACTTGGATTCGAACTAACAAACGACTGGCATGGAGACATAGATTATGCCTACACAATCAGAAGGGAAGGGAAATCAACACGACTCAAATGCTACAAAGTGAAAAAAGTGATATACGATGAAGATAAGGAAAGAAGTCGTGTGCAATACAATAAAATAGAAATGGATTTACAATACGAAGCGGAGGAAGATTATATATAAAAAATAAAGTCATGGAAAAGAAAAAAGTAACAAAGAAAAGGATTATAGAAACCTTGAAAAAATATAACGTCACAAATATATGTAAGTTGTACAAGGAAATCCATGGAGAAGTGCCACAATCATACCGCTGGACAAACGGGAAGCTAGTCAAACATCTGAATGCTTTTATCGTATTTCAATGGGCGAAAAAGTACGCAAAATCAGATAAGATGGAAAAAAAACTATATAAAATATTTGACTCGGCTGTAAGATTTTATAATTATCCAACACATGAAAGAAAATACAAATATTCAAAGAATGGGGAATATGATCCGCTACCAAAACAAGAAATAGTGGAATATCTGATAGAACAGATAAAAAGACTGAAAGAAAACACAGAAGACAGATATGTCAAATGGCCAACAAAGGGAAATAAACACCTATGGTTCTGTTCGATGACATATAGGCACAAGGATTATAACAAATGGGCGGCAATCAAAATAGAAGGCAATGAAGAATTCGTTGAAACTCTGATAAAATACGCTGAAAAAAAACGTGAGCAAATCAAAACACAGGACAATGAATGGGGAGGGTGTTTCTGAAAATGAAACACCCTCCTCTTTTTTTTGTCCCCAAAAAAACAGCGGAACGGGGATATATTTGCATAAAAAAAATAAGGTATGCATAGAAACGAGGCATTGAAACAAATGGAGATCAAGGATGGAAAGGACCAGTATTTTTCCATCCAGTTCTACACGAAATCAGGGGAAGTGAAGACATTGCCACGAGCCAGGGCATGCGGCCTGCCATTCTCCATGACAGAGAACCGCATGAGAGGAGTCCAGGAAGTTGACGCGCTGGGCAACGCTGTGGGACACGTCATCCCCATCAGCATAGACAATATCAGAATGTTTAACGGTGAAAGAATCAGATTATGAACGTACTCTTCGATAAAAAAGGCTATCCCATGATGGCCTTCGGCAAAAAAGTGTTATTCACACAAAAACCAGTATCGCCTGTGGAGAAAACAGACGATACTTTTCACTACAATAAAACAGATTACGTCTATTGGGGAGCAAATAACAGATACCCGGACGACGCAACAGAGGAAATCAACTCCGTGGGCGTACTGTCAACAGGCATAGACTACCGCTGCCGTACAACGGCTGGCAACGGTGTAGTACCCGTGAAAATCAAAGGCTATGACGAGAAACTAAACGAAATAGTCGAAGGAGTGAGCGACGAAAAGGTAATCAATATCCTTAACAGCTACTGGATGAGAAAATACCACATGGAGGCACTCAGGGATATCTTCAAATTCGGGAACGCATTCCCCATGCTGGTATTCAACAACGCAGGCCTGATCAGCCGGGTGGAAATCATCAACGCAAGACACGCCAGAATGAGCAAGGATAAAAAGAAACTGCTGGTTTACAACGACTTCAAAAACTTCACACCGTCACAATCAGAAGGCGTTGAATACGACATGTTGTCGGAAGCAGACCCGATAGCGGACCTTTTAGACAGGAGAGATAAGAAGACATTGCCGAAAACCGCCATCGCTTTCCCAAGGTTGAAAAACTACTTCTCGAACAATGACTACTATGCCACACCGGCATGGGACGCAGTAAAAGAGGCGGGATGGATTGACGTGTATAAAAAAATACCCGTATTCCTGAAAGCAGCCTATGAGAACGCAATGAGCCTGATGTGGCAGGTCCAGATACCACGCTCATGGTGGGATGCGGAATATCCGGAAGAGGAATACGCCAACCGCCCGGAAGGCGAACGCCAGCGGGATATGGAAGACAGAATGCGAAGGATAGAGGAAAACCTATGCTCCCCAGAGAACGCCAACAAAGCACTAGTGGTATCCTATTCACCAGACGAAGGCGGCAGGTTCGAGAACAAATGGACAATCGAGAAGCTGGAAAACGACCTGACAATCGATGAAAAGCTCTCCACCTCCATCGCATCAAACTCTGAAATCCTGTTCGCCCTGATGATCAACCCCGCCGTATTCGGCGCAGGCCTGCCGGGAGGAGCATACGCAGGCGGCGCAGGGTCGGGTTCGGATATCCGTGAGGCCTTCATGGTCAACATCATTACCAACTGGGTAGAGCGCAACCTGGTACTTGACCCCATAGAACTCATGCTGGAGTTCAACGGGTACGGAAAAATCGACATCAAGTTCAAAAACCTGATGCTCACAACACTTGACGAAGGAAAATCCACAAAAGAAAAAATATCATAATCGCCATGACACCAAAACTGTTTACAGAGACCAACACGGCAACAGAACTGAAAAAGTTCCTGCCTGTCAACATCAACTTCAATTTCAAGAACATCGCACCAGCAATGGCCATGGCCGAGAGAAAATACCTGGTGCCGGTATTGGGCGAAGCGATGTTTGAGAAACTGGTAGAGCTGCGTAATAACGCGGAAAGCGGCGAAACGGAAAAGCAAGCAGTGGAATACGCCCAATACGTGGTGGCGAAGCTGGCATATTTCAATGCATTTGATGAAATATCGGTCATGCTCGACGAAAAGGGAGCCACCGCACCAACGGAAAACCGCCTGTACAAATATCAGGAAGACAACCTTAAACGCAACCTCAAAGAAACGGCATTCGACACGCTCGATGAACTTATCGACCTGATAGACAAAAATAAAAACGATTTTACAGAGTGGAACCAAAGCCCGTGGTTTGAAAGAATGAACAAACTGCTGGTACGCTCGACGAAAGAATACAACAAGGTATTCAATATCAACAACAGCCACCTGGTGTTCATCAAGATGATCTACTACATGGAAATCGTGGAAACAACGCTGCTGGCACACAGAATAGGGGGCGAATTCCTCAAAGAGATTAAACAGGATATGGAAAAGGAGGAATACAAGCCATTCATCGAGCAATTAAGAAAATACGTGGTGTTCAAATCGGTGGCCATCGGAATCGAGGAGCTTGGAATGATACCCACCGAAAGAGGTATGATGTGGGAGAGCACAACCCAGACCATAACCAACCCCAAGCTGGAAAAACAGACCGATGTAACCAACACCAGAAGAAACTGCGACAGATACGCAGAAGCATACATCGGGGAGGCAATACGCTACCTGAACATGCACAGCGAAGATTTTGAGAAATATCACGAGTACACCGCCGGCAAAAACCCGACAACAAACAGATACACCCAGAGAGACAACAACAGAAAAATAGTGATGGCATGAACCTGGCAGAGCAAATCAAGAACTTTTTCAAACAACAGGCATCCCTAAACTTCGGAACGGGGCATTTTTTCAGAGGGGAACTCGATGAAATGTACATGAAACTGAGAAACACCATTGAGTTCCCGGCATTGGCACTGGAAGGGATAACGTCAGAATACAACCATAAAGAAAACGGATGGTGGAGAGAGATAACAGCGGCATTCTGCGTCTTTGACAAATACGACGAGTCAAAAGACTATGACGCAATAGACAATGTGCTGAAACAGACAGACAAAGACGCAGAAAAGATACTGGCAAAGCTGCTGGCAGAATACGAGGGTTATAGGGAAGCGGAAACGGAATACGGCCCAGACCCATGCGACGAGAAAACCAACAGACTGGCAACAGCGGAATTCACAGGAGCACAGACACAAGAGGTCATCAACGACGAACAGAACTACGCCGGAGTCAGATATATCGTAACAGTAGAATGCTGGTGGAATGAATGAGATAAAAATAGAGATTAAAGGAAAGTCAAAAACATACCGCAGCCCTGCGGCATGGAGCGAGCTTGGACGAAGAAACTTCATCCCCGCCTGCATGCTGCGCTCAGGCAACGGCGACCCCGAAGAGAATATCCGGGAGATAATCGGCATAAGCAAAAGGGACTTCAAGAAAATCCCCAAAAGCTACATCATGATCATATATGAGGAGTACTTCAAATGGATAGTCGACATCCCGGAATACAAAGACAGCAAAATAAATGTGGTCAGAATAGGACTCAAAAAATTAAGAGGGCCTGAAAGACAGTTCTCAAACATCACCTGGGAAGAGTTTATCTGGGCGGACACGCTATACCTGCGGGGAATGGGCGATGAGGCAATGGCGGTACTGTACAGAAGGGAAAGAAAGGGAGAAAAGGAACCGTTCGACGAAAGGAACATGAATGCCAACTTCAAGCAGATAAAAAAGCTGCCGGAAACAACGAGGCTGGCCATGCTTATCAACTACGACGCAATGAGACTGGGGGTGCTGGAAAAGAAATACAAAAACCTGTTTCCTCCAAGAATGACAAAACAACAGTTTGACAGCCTGTCGGAAGAGGAGAAAAAAAGAAGACTGGAGAAAGACAAAAGCAACAGCTTCTCATGGATGGAAGTCCACACGGCAATCATGGGGGACAACTACTATATGGCGGACAAATACATGAAGACAAAACTGTCAACAGTACTGGACCATATAGACAGAACCATCGCTGAACAGAAACAGACAAAAAAATGAAAGCAGGAGAATACAGCTATATAAGCGACAAAATCACAGGGCCGGTCATAAGCAAGGAGGAATACAAAAGAAAAGCAGAGGCATGGTCCATTAAGGTATTGCTGGCATCAAGAGACAACGCAAGGAAATTCGGGAAAGGAAAAGGAACGCCGGGACAACCCAAAGACCCACATACGTACAAGAAAGGGAAGAAAAGAGGCCAGAAGGAATACAAACTGAGCAAACAGGGAAACAACGGCATGTTTTTCAAAATGTCGCTGGATAAGACCGGGGAATATGAGGGAACGGGGTTTAAGATGCCCATACACGGTATATTCCGAGCATGGGGAGTCGGAAACGGACAACCAAGAACACCAGGTAAAAGAATACACCTGGGGAAAAACCCAATCATAAGAACACCGTCAAACTGGTTTGATGAAAACATAGACAAAAACGCCGAGAAACTCGCAGACATAGCGGCGGAATATTACGGGGATAAAATGATTGTCAACACATTCGGTGTAAAAATCAAAAAGATATAACCATGGCAAAAGGAGCAAAAAGAAGCGTCAATATATACGTCAACAGCAAAGACGTTGAAAAGTCAATGAAGGACCTCGAGCAAACAATCAATAAAAACGAAAGGGAATGGAAAAAGCTCACAAGGGGAACGCAGGAATACTTTGACAAAGCCAAGGAAATTGTAAGGCTGAAAGGCATCCTGCAGCAGCATAAGAGAGACATCATGGAGACTGGGCAGAAGATTGACGAGATGAGAAAGAAATGGATGGATATCGGCGCAGGTCTCGGCGGTTTTGTGCAGACAATCAACATGATAAAACAAGGGCTGCAAGTGTTTCGGGACGTTGCGTCCGAAATGGCACAGCTCGATGACAAAATGCACCTGGTGAAGAAAACAACCGGACTCAGCATCAAGGATATACAGGATATGAACAAGGAGCTGGGGAAAATCGACACCAGAACCTCCATTGAAAACCTTGACGAACTGGCATACGCAGCAGGTAAACTCGGCAAGAACAGCAAGGAAGATGTGCTCGGATTTGTCAAAGCCGCAGACCAGATCAACGTGGCCCTCGGTGACGTTCTCGGCGGCACTGACGCAATCATCGAAATCGCAAAGATGACAGACATCTTCTCCGACGGCATCAAGGAACTGGAAGACGCACCGCTGGAAAAGAAGCTGCTGTCAATAGGCTCCATTATCAACGAGCTGGGCAAAACAAGCACAGCCAACGAAAAGCACATTACAGAATTTATGGGAAGACTAGCCGGTGTGGCCGGTCAAATCGGAATGACAGCCGACCAGGTGGCAGGATACGCCTCTGTGTTCGACCAGTACAAGCAGAAGGTTGAAATGGCCTCAACTGCCACACAGAGGATGTTTGTGGAAATGATCAAGAGACCGCAGGAGTTTGCCAAGGCCGCAAGAATGAGCCTGCAGGAATTCACAGAGCTGATGGATAAGGATTTCAACCAGGCGGCAATAAAGGTACTGGAAGGATTTAGTCAGGCAGGTGGTATGCAAGCGCTGGCACCGGCATTCAAGGAAATGGGACTTGATGGACAGAGAGCCATGCAGGCAATAGCATCCTTGGCCACACATGTCGATAAACTGAAAGAAGCGCAGCAGGTGGCCAACGGCGCAATGAAAGAAGCTACATCAGTGACAAAGGAATATGCCACGATGAATGAATCCCTGCAGGCACAGATTGAAAAGGGACAGAAAAGAGTGGCGCAGGCCAGAAGGGAACTAGGTGAAAAACTATACCCTGTAATTGTGAAATTCATATCACTGAGGGGGAAAGCGATAAAATACATTAGCGAACTCAGCGACAGAGTTTGGCAGGTAAGATTGACACTTGGGACAATGGTCATGCTGATAGCCAATAAAATGGCTCCAGTGTTCAAAAACATGATTGAAAAAATCAAAACAAGCCAACTGGCAATAGATTTGAACACATTAGCGCATAGAAAAGAAATCATAGCACTAGAACAAAAGAAAATCGCAATAGCAAAAACAACAGAAGCGATAATAAAACAAAGAATTGAAGCCATCAAGTCGGTAGGAGCAAGCAAAATAACAGAGGCGCAGATTAATGAAATGAACCGGCTAAGGGAAAAACAAATCATTTTAAATCAACAAGTCGCAAAAAGCGAACAAAAAATAAGCAATACCAATATCAGGAATCTTATAAAAAACCAATGGGCAGCGATATTGGCAATATTGGCCCTAGTGGCAGCAAAAATCATAGAAATTGTACAGGAGAATAGAAAGCTGGGGAAGACAATGGAGGAAAACGCCCAGAAAATGAGACAGGAGCAAAGACTGGCAAACTCACTGTTCAAAGAATTGCAAAATATAAACACAAGCACAGCGGAAAGAAAAGAACTGCTGAAAATAATCAACAGCAAATACGGAGAGTATTTAGGAAACCTGCGGAACGAAAAAGGGGAAATCCAAGACATTGCAACGGCAATGAAAATGGTCAACGCCGAGTTAAGCAAAAAATGGAAACTGGAGGCATATAACAAGGGGATGGAAATAGTCGATGAAAATTACAACGGCTTAATAAAAGAAGCATGGCAAGGAGTTTACAAAATATTAGAAGGCTATACAGGAGAAGGCGACGCAGGGGCTCTGATGGAAAAAATAGAAGAGCTGATAAACGATGGTAAAAGTTTGACAAAAACTGAAAAAATTGGAGCAAATTCACGAACATATGGTACAGCTGAACTATATAAAGAACTAGGAAGATACATTTCGGAAGATGATTTAAAAAAAATAAACGAAAAAGGATTGGCAGGATGGATAAAAGAGTATGAAAGACTGCTAAATGTTAGAAATAAAGAGGTTGAAAGGCTAAAAAAGAAATACAGAGTCAGCGACAACCCATGGGAACTGCTTCAAATGGAACAGGAACAGTATAAAACAGACAAAGAAAAAGAGCAAAACACAAACTACAGCCGAAACGCACAGCTGTCGTATGAGGCATACTATCTGAACGATGTTAAAGAAAAATCACTGGAAGAGCTGAAAGAATATGAAGCGGAACTGAGACAGCTAGAAAACAAAAGTATCAAGGAACTTGAAAAAGACGGCATTAAAAACGCACTGGAATATAGCAGGGCTATAGCCAATGTGAGATATCGTGTTTCGCAAGAGATCAAAAGACAGGAAAGCGGCGAGAGTATCGACAGCGGAATGTTTGGATTCGAACCAAGCGACGAAAAAGCCAAAAAAATCGAAGACAAATGGAAAGAAATTCTAAGAAAAATCAAGGACCTGAATGACAAATACGCCATTAAGGAAAGTCCTGTTAGCAGCGCAAAACAACAGCTGATAAAAGATTTTGAGGATATGGAAAAAGAAGTGGATAGATTTGTGGAGGATTATAACAAACATGCAGAAGATGCGGAAGAAGAAAAAAAGAAACTCAAGACAGAAATGAACAAGCAGCTGGCAAGAATTGATGAAGAAGAACGCAAGAAAGACATAGAGAAGATAATGGAAAAGCTGAGAAGTGTAGAAGAAAAGCTGGCAGCTTGGAAGTTGAAGATGGAGCGGAAAAACATGACACAACTCGAAATAGACCTTGCGGTAATAGAATCAGATTGGAAGAAAGGAGAAAAAGAAATAGAAGAAAAAATAGAAGGATTGCAAAAAAAATTAAAAGCAAAGGAATATTTACAAATTGTCTATGACGAACACATAGATGAAGAAATATTCCAGAATGCAATGAGCGACGAACTGGCATGGCTTGAAGAATATGGTATCACAACAGAAAAACTCATCGAGTGGATTAAAGTGAAACAACACTCACTTGAAACAATAATAGCAGCTACCAAAACAGGATTAAGCAAAGAAGAAGAAGATACAATGAAACAGCTGCAAAAAATGGAAGAACAACTCGAAAAATCAAAAAAAGAGGAAACTTGGGGCAGAGTTTTGGAAACAATCCGAAACATTGGCTACGAAGTAATGAGCGAAGGGAAAAGAGTAAAGGAAGAGAGGTTATATGCCATAGAGCAGGAAATCAGAGAAGCGCAAGCTGCACTTAAAGAGGCTAGGGAAAGAAATGACAAAGAAAATATCAAAAAGATAGAGGAAATCATAGCAAAACTACTCAAACAAAAGGAAAAGGTAGAAAATGATTTTGATACAAGTCTTAATGGATTCTTTGGCATAGGAGATGAGGAGTGGAAAGACTGGAAAAACAACTGGGAAAGTAACATTGGAAAAATAACAGACGTAATAGATAATCTTGCGTCCCATATTATGAATACAGCTGAACTTATCAACCAGTATGAAAGCCAGAAAATGGAAGAACAACTGAATGAAATGCAGGAAAACTACAACAGAAGGGCAGAGGTATTGGAAAAACAACTGAATAACGGACTGATTTCCCAGAAATACTACGATGCGCAGATGGATGAAATGGAAAGAAAAAAAGAGGAAAAGGAGAAAAAATTAAGACATGATCAATTCGAGAGGGAAAGAAAGGCTTCATTGGCATCAATAGCCATACAGGGAGCTATAGGAATTGCGAGAATATGGGCACAAACTGGAATAGACGTAATTTATAAAGCAGTATTGACTACTATACAAGGCGCTGAAACGGCCATACAAATGGCACTGGTAGCCAACCAAGTAAACCCATATTACAAGGGCGGATACGTAAGAGGTCAACAGTTGATGCTGGCAGGTGAAAGGGGCGATGAATGGGTGGCATCAAATAAACTGCTACGTGACAAAAAAACCGCACCGATAATTGCGGCCATGGAAGATTACCAACGTGGAAAAACAAGGGAATTCAGAATCAACAAAGGCGGCGTAAACGAACAAAAAGCCAAAGAAGCGGCACAAAACATATCAATGGCGTATTCGCAGGAGTCGAACAAGGAAATGCTATATGAAATCCGGATGTTGAGAAAATACCTCGAAGACCCACGCAACCGCAGGACGACCATCGACAGGCGACTAATGCTGCAGTTTGAAGAAAGCGAAAGACAACTCAAAAACAAAGCAAACATATGAAAATAATAAAGGAACCATACAGGATAGATTTCGTTGACAACAACCCTAAATTTGTTATAAAAACACAAACAGAAGGTGGACGAAGAAGCAAAACAACATATACCATTAACAGATTAAGCGTGGGGAATATTTATATACAAACAGCCCATGCAAACCTGGTATGGGAGATTGTTGCGTCAAATCCGACAGAAAACCAGCTTCGGGCATGTAGCGGGCCTGACGATATAGCAGAGGAATTGAAGAAAATACAACTCAACTACATATTAAGGGAAAAATACAACATCGAAATCGAAAGATCAGTGCAAGGAGTGGGTATCAGTTTTGAAACACTAGAGTATGAAGCAGTTGCAAATGTGGTTATAATATCGTCAGATATCACAGATGACATTGGATTAAGAACAAATTTCACAGGAACAGAAAGCACATTGAAGAAAAAAAGGGTAAGATATAAATTTGTAATAGAAAGAAATTGGCCCGAAGGATCAATAGTAAGTTCAGCAAGACCATACGAAATAATTGTCACACCCGAATTTGTGGTGGAAAACGAATCGGAAGAGATAACAATAGGAACATCAACACTTAAGCCATATCTTGAGGAAATATACGACCTGCCGGGACAGGGGGTGCGGTATCAAAGAATGTTATACAATCAAATCAGATACTATCTGATAGCAGACGAAGAAGAGCCGGGAGAAGAAATCCAATTTCAAGTTGAGCCGCTGGCTTACATAGAAGGAGTAGTACATCTGGATTACAGAGACGACTATTTTTCAAGAAGAAAAGTAAAATATGCAACACCCAATAACTTAAAGTCAAAACTCAAAGAAATGGTCAATGGAGTACTTACAAGAACAAGATTTGAAGAAAACAGGAGCGATTGGGATTACAATATCATGGACGAAATAAGCGAACAGACAGATATTATAATCTGGGGGCAGGAAAATGGCATGACAAAAAGAATCTACCAGCTCACAGATTATATTTATGTTCGAAATACAACAGATAGAGACATTCCGGTAACCTACAAGGCAAAATACACGGATATGCAAAATGAAACCAATACAACAACATATCAAATGCAAATAGCAGCAGGCGGATTGTATTGCTTTCAAATGCTACCTACCAATGTGATAACAAACCTGGAGCTACAGAACAAAATACTAAAAAAAATCAAAGTCACAATATCATCCGAAGACGAAATAATCAATAGAAACTACATAATAATCCCAAGGCCATATAACGCACAAATCCTATATCTGAAAAACAGACTCAATCTATACGAGCCATTTCATATCACAAGTACGGCAAAAGATATGGAGGCGGATGGAGAAGAAATAACCATCGAGGAGACAAGAAGATACAGCACAACCAAAAAAGAGGTGTTTACGGCAAGAACAGGCCTAAGAAATCCGAAAGAACTCAAAATACTAGAGTCAGCAATAGATAAAAAAAGGAACTATATAATTGAAAACGGCAAAAGACTGGCCATATACATCCTGCCGGACACAATCAGAACAATGGATGAAACAGAAGATATGCTCGAAGTGGAATTCAAATACATAAAGGGGGAAACGTTATGATCAGGATATTCACTAAAGGTAAAGAACTGAAATTATACGCCAGCACAAGCATCACGATAGAATATAACAACAATGTCAAAAACCTTGACAACATAGAGGGTGATATCGCATATAATTTTGATGTGCCGATAGACGGGAACGAAATAGCCCTTGGCCATTGGAATGAAAGACAAGCCGTAAGAACAGTGACGCAAGACTGTATCCTGCAAATCAACGGAACGCTGGAAATCTACGGAAAGCTTCGAATTACAAAATCGGGGGAGAAAAACTATTCAGTATCAATAGTCATAACTCCATTCCCAGAGGAATGGAAAAGTAAAAAACTGTGGGAAATAGAGGGAGAAAAGAGGGTTATTGCAACAAACCTGGCGGAACATCAGCAAAAATGGAACGAATTCTTAAAAATGGTAACACTCAATGACGTGGGAGTGAAATTCGGACCGGTTTGGAACGAGGAGGGATATGGCTCAACGAACGGTGACTATGGCTTTTGGAAAGGGCAGGAAAACTACAAGATGATCAACAGGGTATTCCTGACAAATCTAAACATGCTTATTGTAAAAGATGATATAATACACATATATTTACATAATGAAACACATTATCTCAACGACACAAACCAAGAGGAGTATACAGAAATAAACCAGACAACACTTTGCCCGCAGGTCAAACTGCAAAAAATAATAGACGCAGTATTGCAAGAATCCGGGTACA